TCAGGCATAGGGCTCTTAGGAACTGATGTAGCAGGGCCTGTAAAGTCAGGAATAGCATCGTGATTCCACTACCTATATCAGGCATAACTGATTCCATTACCTTGCCTTTAATGTTTTCGATGATTGCATCCTTCCGTACATATACATAACCAATAGTACCCACGACGGTGAGAGATACAACACCACTAGCAATAGCGATTCCATTTACGATTTTCTGTAACATAATTTTAAGGGTTATCTTCGTTATTTAGTTCTGTTCTGTGTTTCCATGTTTGACCACTATCAGAACCCATACATGGATTGATACATTTGACCACTCCACTTTTATATTTAAACATCTGATTACAAACTAAACCAGCAAGGTCATGAGGACATCCCTCCTTTCCATTTGACCAGTATAGTTGTCCGTCTATCCAGTGTGCATCGCACTCTGAACATAAAGCATTATTCAGTGAGTGTTCCACGAGCTCTCCGAAGTTGTCTTAATTCTTCAAAGTCTTTTTGTTTTGTACCACCATCATATGGCCAGGCGTATCCTTCTCCAATCATTTCTTCATTAAGGGACAAAGTTGAGTCCCCGATATAAAGCCAGCCAAGAAGACGGCCGTATTTACCGACGCCACCAACAAGTTCAGTCCTAATAGTAAGCTCATCGTCACCGTCAATAGCACCTTCCAACTTGTCTTTAAGCCAGTTAGTTGCGTCAATACCAAGTGCTTTCTCCTCTAAATCTCTTGTACGTTTTTCTGGTGTATCAACACCAGCGACTCTCACTCTTTCTTTTTTGTAGAGGTCGAATCCTAAGTCTATTGTAACATCAATTGTGTCACCGTCAACTACTCGGTTTATTTCCGTCACTCGGAAGTTGTAACAACTCTTGCGACTCGGTGGAACCATTGCTCCCATATTCAAACTCCATTAATGCTCTATTTATGGCGTCCTCTGGTTGGGTCATATTCTTTTCTCTCTGTCCTCTCTTAATATATTCTATCGCATGATATACTTTATCCCAATGAGATTCTTCAACCACTAATTCAAATGCACCAGCTGGTGGTGTCACTGGTGCCGTGCCACACATGGTCAAAAAGAACATCGGTAATATTAATATCTTATTCATCATACTTTTTAATTACAACCACTGGAGCAATGACTCGATGAAACTCACGAAAGTATTCTTCACGATTCTTTGCATACTCACGTTCTTCTTTCTTTTTAGTCACGTTGTCTCCAATCATCTGATTTATCATTTTTAAACCAGTCTGCTATATCATCCGCACCATTAAAACCTGACTTGTTTGATTTTGGATCTCCGATATCCAAATACTTTAAACAAGACCCATCTGGGTCAGTTGCAAGTCTTCTTGCTTGACTCATCATACCTCTTGCACTCGTATTAGCCTTTGCAAGTTTATTTGCCCATATCATATCTTCTAAGGTCACTTCAGTTCCAGAAGCAATGTCTTTACAGATTGATTCCAATCTCAGACGATATTTTGTAGATAACATAAACTAATATATGTAATAAGTATATACTATATATTGATTAAAAAGATGGTTCTAAATCAGATATGTGGTCTCCAAAACAAACGGAGTATGTCAAATCCTCTCTCCAGTAGGATCTGTATATCTTATCCCAGATTAAATTAAACTCCTCTTCATTTAAATTTTTAAAGAGGCATTTGTCTTCAATGTAAATGTGATAGGAAGCTGTTTTTGTCATACGATCATTGACATTGCGTGTTGTAACTCTCTAGCGTGTTCAAGTTCATCTTCTGCGATCTCTGCTATCTTCTTATCCTCTGGATGATATGAAAGATACTTTATGTAAGTTTCATATGCATGCTTTTCAATCTTCATGTTGATATCATAAGCGTTAATAGGATTGAGAACATAATACCCAACCATGATCCAATAATAAAGTATAACAAGATGTTTGGCAAGGAACCGATCAATCCAGTATTTATTGCCCTCCCTAGTCTCCATCTCTTCCAAGTGTTCCGTTTCATTTAATGCCTGATAGAAATGTTCCTTCATCAAGTATATATGTTCCTCACCACGCAGGCCAAGAGATTCTCTTAAATGTAATACACTTATGAACGCAAAGTATGGCGCTCGTGCGATTACTTCCAGAACCCAAAATCTTTGAGATGGTCGATTACGATACAGAAAATCAAGTATCGCAACAGTGACGTTAAGGACGGCAGAGTTTAATTGTTTCATTTAACCTCCTTAATTGATTCCAAAGAAAAAGGATGTTCCTGTAGATACGGAACATCCTCCCTTGCGTGTCTTACTGCTTCAAATGCGTCTTCAGCATATTCACCAATTTCATGGTGTTCGTTTTTTTGATCGTGCCAACTAAGTGTGTAATGGGACATGATAGTTTCAACTCCAGTACATTATTATTTATTATAATGCACTAAGTAAAAATACGCAATATTATGTCGGTTTACACACTAACAATCTTTGTTTAGATCTTCTGCCATTTGACCACCAATCTCAGCACCTTGATTACCACTAAACATTGTTACCCAACCAGCAGCAACCCAACCAACAAAGGGAATATTAGACAGAGTAGGAGCAGCACTAGCACCAATACTGGAACCAACGAGTCTTCCTGTTCCTTCTGCACCTCCGATTGCTTTGATACATGCTTCGGATTTTCCGTTTGCGATTGTTGTTGATGAACTATTGGGTTTTGTGTGAACTGAACCGTCCATCGTGTACTGCTCAGTGACTTTAACTTTGTTATTAGCCAATCCAAGAAAGCCACCCTTTGTGTTACTATCCCGTTCCACATGCATCACTAAAGGATCGTTTGCACGATATTTAATTTTATATCCTTCTTTTCCGACTTCTGCTTCGTATGCTGTATAAGGTCCTACTGGTACATTGATACTTGGTAATTTACTCTCACGATTTATAAGAGTTCCAATCATTCCAAGATATGAGAGTCCAACGACTCCACCCAATCCAAGTGCAAATAACTTAGACCATTTCACTTCTTTCTTTTCCATTATTTCTTAGGAGGAGTTGGACTTGGAGCAAGAACCATAGGTGCTTGTTCTAATCTGATTGTTTGTGCAGGTGCAGTTGTTGCTGCTTTTGCAATTAACATTTCCATATCTGCTTTCGATATTTGTGGTGCTTTTGAAGCTGCACCCTTATCTTTGTTCTTAGCAGTTTGGATTCCGAAACTAGCTAGGACTCCTGTAAAGACACTCGCTATGAAAGTTGGATCAATATTTTTCTGAGGAAAGTTAGGAATCGCAACATAATTCAATGTCAATATTCCACCACTCCAGATTAAGATACCCAAGCGCACAAAAGTGGAGAAGATTTCCATCTGCTCCTCTTTGTCCTCTGCGAGTTCTTTTAACTTACCGAGTGGTCCTACCTTTTTAGGTTCTTCCTTTTTTACTTCTTCAGCCATAAAAATTAAGACGACTATTTATATATAGCAATCTTAACTTTATATTAACTAAAAGGGTGATAAAGGTCCTGTTGCAGGTGCATCAGGTGTAGGTGAATCAGGTGCCGCCATACCAGGTAGTCCTAGACCCTCAAGTGCTCCAGTGCCACCACCATCTCCACCAAGTATTCCACTCATTCCACCTGGCATCACAGCTTCCATTATTTTGCCTTTGACGTTTTCGATAATCGCATCCTTGCGTATGAATACGTAACCACCAAGACCAATAACGGTGAGAGATACAACACCACTTGCAATAGCGATTCCATTTACTATCTTTTGTAACATGATTTTAATTAATACAAATTATATATCATACTCGCTGTCTTCTCCGATATATGCTAGGGAGATGATTTCTTCTTCTAAATCTTTGTTATAAGAATTAATCCACTCATCAAATTCTTGACGAAGTGAATCACCGTTCACAACCTCTTCAAAATCACCACGAGAACAAAGTTCAAGGATACGAGCAAGTGACCACTTATGTGTGTCATTTACTGTCTGTTTCAAAGTTGCCATAATCTTTACGCATATATCTGCCGAGTATGTTGCTATTATAGTACTTTGGCGTCCCGTCGTCAAGTGCCTCTGTCAGCACATTGTGAAGAAACAATTGTTTTGTCTCTTCGTAGTTTACTTGTCCGAGGGTTGTATGGAGGGAGAGGATTTCTCTTCTGAAAGAATCTCTGCCATCTCTTCTAATATCCTGCTTAAGATCATCAGAGCTTCCGTAGTACTTCTTCCAGTCTGACTCGCTTGTGACCCTTCTCTTTCCTCCTTTTGGTTTTCGCTTCTGCACGAAGTACTTTCTTCCAATGTATTTCTGTCCCGTGGAGGTATTTGTGATGCAATAGACGAACCCGTAGTAATCGCCAATATCATCAGAGATAAAAGGACGACCTTCATATATCCAAGGGTTTTCATAATCGACTTCCAAAACAGTAATCATATTTTAACACATTCATATCTATATATCCATAAATATCAATAAACGATTATATAAATGACTGTTTACAGAAAAAACATAACAATCAATGTCGGTGAAACTTTTAGTGAAGATTTAACTTTACTAAGTTCTGATGGTTCTGGTGTTGTTGATTTAACAGGTTTTACTGCACAATCAAAAATAAGAAAAAGTCCACAAAATTATAGATTTGCAGATATACAAGTTGGTATTACAAGTGCTGCTCAAGGACGAATTAATATTTCAATTGCTAGCTCTATCACTAAATTTTTTCAAGGTGGTAGACATGTATATGATGTGGTTCTAACTCGACCCAG